GCCTGCAACCCCTACGTGGTGCACTGGCCGCACCTCAAGCAGGCGCAGCTGCTCGGCGCGCACCTGCACGCCTGGGACCCGCGCGACAAGCGGCCCTTCGAGTGCCTCTACGGCGGCGCGGCGGGCGGTGGCAAGAGCGACGCGCTGCTGATGGCGGCCGCGCAGTACGCCTGGAAGCACCCGCAGTTCTCCGGCCTGCTGCTGCGCCGCTCGCACGCCGAGCTCGCGAAGCCCGGCGCGCTGATGGATCGCGCGATGCGCTGGTGGGTGCCGCTCGGCGTGCACTGGGACGGCCAGAACAAGCTCTTCACCTTCCCGAACGGCGCCCGCGTGCAGATGGGCTACCACGGCCATCCGCGCGACTCGCTGCAGTACCAGGGCAACGAGTACCACTTCGTCGGTTTCGACGAGCTGACGCACTGGCCCGACGACCGCGCCTACGACGAGGTGCGATCGCGCATCCGCAAGGCGGTGAACGACCCGGTGCCGCTGCGGCTGCTGTCGACGTCGAACCCGGGCGGCCCGGGCCACGACTGGGTCAAGCGCCGGTTCGTCGGCGGCATCGACCCCGGCACCGGCCTCTTCGTGTCGCCGCCGCATCACTACATCCCGGCGACGATCCGCGACAACCCATCGCTCGACGGCGAGTCCTACCTGGCACTGCTCGCCGACATGCACCCGACGCGGCGCGAGCAGCTGATGAACGGCGACTGGTCGGCGCGCGAGCCGGGCGACTACTTCCGCGTCGAGTGGTTCGGCCCGATGCTCGAGCCCGAGGTCGACGAGCTGCCGCGCGGCCAGTTCGTCGCGGTGCGCTGGTGGGACCTGGCGGCGAGCGAGGACAAGAACGCGGCGCGCACCGCCGGCGTGCTGCAGGCGCGCTGCCTGATGGGCGTCCGCGCCATCCTGCACTGCAACAGCTTCCGCGCGACGCCTGGCAAGCGCGACGCCATGATCGTGCAGCAGGCGCACGCCGACGGCCGCCACGTGGTGGTCGGCATCGAGATCGAGGGCGGCAGCGGCGGCCCGGCGCAGTTCGAAGCGCTCGCCACGCGACTGCGCGCTGAGGGTTTCCGCGTCGTGGGCGCGCGGCCACGGCCAGGGGGGCGCGAGCTGACCGAGCAGGAGAAGACCAGGCTGACGCGCACGCCGGTCGCCGACAAGGGCAAGGAGTCGCGCGCCGACCCCGTGGCCTCGTGCCTGGAGCGCGGCTACCAGCGCCGCGGCGAATGCCCCGAGAACGGCGCGCCGTGGTGGGGCCTTGACCGCGACGCGCTGTGGAGCAACGGCCGCGACGGCATCCGGATCTTCGCCGGGCCCTGGACGCAGGACTACCTCGACGTGCTGGAGGGCTTCCCCGGCGCCGCGCGCAAGGACGAGGTCGACGCCACGGCCGGCGGCTGGGGATGGCTGGAGGCGCACGCGTTCGGCCAGCGGGTCGCGCCCGAGGTGCACAACGAGCACGACTTCGCCGAGCCGCAGAACGTGCACCCGCAGGACCGCACGCGCGACGACGACGACCTGGCGGGCGATCGCGACTTGGGCGGGCGCTGGCGCGCGTGAGTGGGTTCGAATCCCACCGCCCCCACCACCGTCGGCACCTGCCGTGACAACGACTTCGGTCGGCACCCCTGGGGAGGAGGACCATGCCGAGGACCATCTCGACCATCTCGGCCGTGTCGCCGTGTCGCAAGGTGCGACAGGAGTCGGCGCGCGCCGGCCGGCATCGTTTGCGAGCGCGGCGGGCAGTGGACCCGTGAGATACCCGTCGGTATCTTTCGCCCCGAGCCCCTGGGAGGGGGCGCACGATGCTCCCGACAGCGGCGCCTTCTGCGGTGGTCCGGGCCTGCAACTACGGCGGATCCACGTTCTTCGGCTGGCACCGCTGCGTCGTCGACAACCCGCCGCCGCAGAAGCGCGGCATGGTCGACGGCATCGAGTTCGCCGTCGGCAAGGTGCTGGGGCTCCTGGGCACGACAGTCGACGTGCGGCTGAAGCTGGCGCCAGGCCAGGGCATCAAGGCGGACCTCGCATGGGGCACCGCCGTCGCCGTGCCGCCCGCCCCGCCGTCGGACCTCGTCGACGCCGGCCTCCCGATCGTCGGCGGCGGCAAGGTGCCGCTCGTGACCTCCACGCCGAACGGCGCTGGGACCGACCTGCACTGGCACGGCCGCCCCTGGCCGCAGGCGCCCATGTTCTGCGTCGATGCCTGGGCCACGGTCTACCCGGGGCAGGGCTGGGCCGTCGGCGAGCTGGTGATCACGGCCAGCAACCCCGCGGTGCCGGACCTCGTCGCCACGATCCCGGGCGACGGCCTGACGCTCGCGTGGTCGAACGGCGTCGTGCTCGTCGACGGCCTGACGTTCGGCGCGCCGCTGATCCCCGCCGGCGAGACGTTCGGCAACGGGCAGTCGCGCGGCTTCCGGTTCGTGTTCGGCTGGCTCGAGCGGCTCGACCAGACCGGGGCGCAGTCCGCGCTGGCCGAGAGCGCCGCCGCGATCGCCGTCAACGGCATCTCGCAGCCAGGCCTCCTGGGCTCCTTCGCCCTGCCGCCGCACGGCTTCGACCCCGTGGGCTGGGCCTCGCAGCGGCTCCCCCGGGCCCGCAGCGCGCTGTTCGGCTGGGACATCCTGCGCGACTCGCGCGGCGGCTCGGTCGGCGTCTCGCCGCGAGCCGGTGACACTGGCGACCAGGAGGACCAGCCCGGCGTCGCCAAGGGCATCGAGGAGTCCGCGTCGCCGCAGCCCGGGCCCTACTGGGTCACCTACTACGCAGGCCTGTCGCAGCTGCGGCGCCCGTGCCACCACCTCGAGGCCGACGGCTCGCCGCTCGACTGGCGCGCGCACAAGGACCTGTCGATGTGGGTCAGCCAGCCGAACTTCCCGGACGGCGCCGCGGTCGATCACCTCGGCAAGCCGCGCATGGTCGCGCTCGGCTCCGAGACGCACGGCTGGGAAGGCCCGGACAGCGAGCACAACTTCCTCGGCCGGCTCGCGCAGGCGCTGCAATGGACCGGCTCGCCCGCGCTGCAGTGGGAGCTGGCGAACCAGGCCCGGCTGTGGCTGTTCACCGAGACGCTCGACCCGCGCTTCGCCACGACGCAGATCACCGACGCGTCGCGCGCATGGGGCTGGCAGGCGCTCGTGGCCGCGTGGTGCTGGGCGCTGCTCGAGGACCGCGAACTCGCCGCCGCCGTGAAGCAGCGCGCCCACGACCGCTTCGCGCTGCTCTACTCGCGGTTCGGCGCCGTGCTGGACAAGCAGGTCCAGTGGTTCGACGTGCGGTTCGGTGACGACCGCATCACGACGGCGATCCGCGGCGGCTTCCAGGCCGGGACGCTCGCCTATCAGCAGTCGCAGGCCGCGCTCATGCAGATCGCGGGCGAGACGCTCGCCGACCCGCTGATGATCGAGTGGGCGCAGAAGCTCGCGCTGACCGCGATCAACTTCGGCTGGACGCAGGACGCGACTTCGCGCTGGGTCGCCTGGGACATGGTCGGCGTCAACTCGGACGGCTCGCCGCTGCGCGCCGACCAGATGGTCGAGGGCAACGGCGCGCACCGCACCGGCTTCTTCGACACGACCTGGTGCGCGATTGCGCCGTGGGTCGTGCTGCGGGCCGACCCTTCGAACGCGCGCGCGAAGGCGATCCTGGCCTACCTGCAGTCGCTGCCCACCACGCCGCCGAACCAGCCGATCCGCACGAACGACTGGCTGCTGCCGATCGGAGCGCGCCGTCCGCCGCCGAGTGACGGTGCGACGGTCACGGCAACGCCGGCTCCGATCGCCGCGGTGAACTGATGCCCGATGTCACCGAGCAGTTGCGCGAGTTCGCCGCGCGCCAGGCATCCGAGGTGATCGCCGAGCGCGGCTTCCGCACCAAGATCGCGTCCGCCGCCGAGCGGTTCATGTGCGAGCCCTTCTCGCCGGCCGCGCGCCGGGCGCTGCGCGACGCGCTCGATGCGGCGATCCAGTACGACAGCGAGAAGGCCGGCTGATGGGCACCAGCCGCGCGTTCGTCTTCTACCTGCTCACCGCCGAGGCCATCGACGGCGACACGCTACGCGTCACGGTCGACCAGGGCATGCGCAACCGCTGGGTCGGCGACATGCGCATCAACGGCGTCGACGCGCCGGAGCTGCACAGCAAGGACCCGCACGAGGTGACGGCCGCGCAGGCAGCGCGCGACTTCGCCTCCTGGTGGCTGAAACGACCCGGCGACTACTTCGTGCGCAGCCTCGCGATGGAAGACGACAAGTACGGCCGCTTGCTCGGCGATGTGTTCTTCGAGGCCGCGCGCTCTCTGTCCTCCGACCTGCGAGGGATCGGCTGCCACCCATACGACGGCGGCGCCAAGAAGCCGTGGACTGCCGACGAGCTGCAGGCGATCACGCTGGCCGCCGCGGCCGCGATGAAGACGGGTGCGTGATGGGCCTGCCCGCGACGATGGTCGAGTGGCCGGTGGGTTCTGGGAAGCAGGCGCGCCTGCTCGACCTGTGCCGCGAGCGTGGTCTGAACCTCGCAACGGTGAAGAGCAGACTGCGCATCGGCCGACCGCTCGCCGATGCGCTCAAGACGCCGCCGCCCGCGATGCAGATCGTGTCGGTGCCGGCGGCCACGGCCGCGCGCGCCGCGGTGCTGCCGGCCGCCACTGGCAACGTCGCCAACGCGTTGGTGCGCGCACGCGGCATCATCCAACTCGTCGCCGACCTGCTCGACGCACCCGAAGCGCTGCCGCTGCGGCGCGCGACGCTGCGCGAGCAGTGCGGCGACTGGCTGCGAGATCACGGATAGCATCAGCAACCCATGGTGAACGTCCCTGGCGTCCTGATCGTCGGCGGCTACATGGTGCAGGGCGGGCCCGCGCCGGCGCTAGACGACTCGGTGTCGAGCGTCGGCGTGACGCAGTTGCAGTACTCGCGCGCCGACAAGGTCATGCGGGTGACGCCGGACAACCCGACCACCGGCGCGCCGACCGGCGGCTCGCTGCCGTGGAAGCCATGGTTCGACGGCCTCGCGGGCGCGGCGCTATTCGTGATCACGTCGAGCACGAACAGCACCGTGACGGTCACTGGCACGCCATGGACCGCGCACCAGTTCGTGCCGACCTCGACCCGCAACTGGGTCGTGACGATCACCAACCCGTTCGGCCTCGGCTTCCAGGACCGGAAGACGATCACCGACAACGCGACGAACCAGCTGACGATCCAGGGCACCTGGACGAGCAACCCGACGGGCAGCAACGGGCTGTTCGTCAGCGACGGCCTGTTCCGCGACTACCACGCAGTCGCCGGCTGGCTG